AGAGTCCCAGCTTCTAAGTTTACTAGAAGAAAGATAGAATTAGGAACTGAAGCAAGTGAATTACAAGGACTAGATACTACAATTGACTGGAAAAATACAGGAGATAATAGTTATGATGGTGAAAAATTAAAACTATTAGTACATGATGAAAGTGGTAAATGGGAAAAGCCAAATAATATATTAAATAATTGGCGAGTAACAAAAACAACTTTAAGATTAGGAAGTAGGATTATTGGTAAATGTATGATGGGTAGTACTTCAAATGCTTTAGATAAAGGAGGTAGAAACTTTAAAAAATTATATGATAACTCAGATGTTACAAAAAGAAACCGCAATGGACAGACTAGCTCAGGACTATATTCTTTGTTCATACCTATGGAATGGAACTACGAGGGATACATTGATGCTAATGGGATACCTGTCTTCAATACCCCAACTACCGAAGTTAAAGGGCCACAAGGAGAATTTATTGATTTGGGGGTCATCGAATATTGGGAAAACGAAGTTGATGGATTAAAAAATGATCAAGATGCTTTAAACGAATTTTATAGACAATTTCCAAGAACTACTAAGCATGCATTTAGGGATGAATCTAAATCCTCTTTATTTAATCTAACAAAGATATATCAACAAATAGATTTTAATGAAGACTCTAATAATAGAGCGGCTGTAACACAGGGAAATTTTTTATGGGAAAATGGTATTAAAGATACAAGAGTTATATTTGCTCCTAATAATCAAGGTAGATTTTTTATAACTTGGGTGCCTAATAAAAATTTACAAAATAGATATATAGAAAAAAATGGTATTAAATACCCTGGTAATGAACATATGGGTGCATTTGGTTGTGACCCTTATGATATATCAGGGACAGTTGATAAAAGAGGCTCTAATGGATCTTTACATGGTTTAACTAAGTTTAGTATGGAGGAAGCACCATCTGACCATTTTTTCTTAGAATATATAGCACGACCACAAACTGCAGAAGTTTTTTTTGAAGATGTATTAATGGCTTGTGTATTTTATGGGATGCCAATATTATGTGAAAATAATAAACCCCGATTACTATATCATTTTAAACGTAGAGGATATAGAGGGTTTGCAATGAATAGACCAGATAAAATTTATATTAAATTATCTGTTACAGAAAGGGAAATTGGAGGAATACCCAACTCCAGTGAAGATATTAAACAAGCTCATGCTGCTGCTATTGAATCTTACATAGAAAGCTCTATAGGATTTAATGGTGATGATTATGGAAATATGTATTTTCAAAGAACATTAGAAGATTGGGCGGCTTTTGATATAAATAACAGAACTAGTCATGATGCTTCTATTAGTTCTGGACTTGCAATAATGGCATGTAATAAAAATAGATATGCGCCAGTAAGCAGAAGAAAAAGAGAACCAATTGATCTTGGTATTAAAAAATATAACAATAAAGGATTAGTTTCAAAAATAATTAAGTAAATGAATATAAATTTAGCAAATCCAAATAGCGCTTTTCCTAGTCAAGTAGTGTCTGATGCTGAAAAAGCTTCTATAGAATATGGAAGATTAGTAGCGCAGGCTATTGAAAGTGAATGGTGGAGACAAGGCGGGAATGGCAGTAGGTTTGCTACTTCTTATAATAGATTTCATACTTTAAGATTATATGCTCGTGGGGAACAACCTGTCCAAAAATATAAAGATGAATTAGCTATTAATGGGGATATGTCTTATCTTAATTTAGATTGGAAGCCTGTGCCTGTAGTAGCTAAATTTGTGGATATTGTTGTTAATGGGTTATCTAATAAAGTATTTGAAATTAATGCTTTTGCCCAAGACCCAGTATCTTTAAAGAAAAGAACGGATTATGCTAATGCTATTTATCAAGATATGTTAGCTAAACCTTATTTAGAAAAATTACAAGGTATTGGAATTGATGAATACCAAACTTCTAATCCTGCTAATCTTCCTGAAAGCGAAGAAGAATTAGATCTTCATATGCAATTAAGTTATAAACAAGCTATAGAAATTGCAGAAGAAGAAGTTATTGATAATCAATTATCTAAAAATAAATTTGATAATATAAAGAAAAGATTTAATTATGATTTAGTAACTTTAGGTATTGGGGCTGTAAAAACTAACTGGAATAAAGCTAATGGTATTAAAATAGATTATGTAGATCCAGCAAGATTAATATATTCTTATACTGAAGATCCTAATTTTGAAGATATATATTATGTTGGAGAAGTAAAAAGTTTAACTGTCCCTGAAATAGCTAAGCAATTTCCACATTTAACTCATGACCAATTAGAAAGAATATCTAAAGCTAAAGGCAATAGAACTCATTTATATGGATGGCAAACTTATGACCCTGATACAGTACAAGTTATGTTTTTTGAATATAAAACTTATAATAGTCAAGTATTTAAAATAAAACAAACTGAAGCAGGTCTAGAAAAATCTTTAATTAAAACAGATCAATTTAATCCACCTGAAGCAGATACATTTAAAAAAGTATCAAGAAAAATAGAAGTATTATATACAGGGTGTAAAGTAATTGGAATTAATGAATTAGTAGAATGGAAACTTGCTGAGAATATGACTAGGCCTTTTGCAGATACTACTAAGGTGGAAATGAGTTATGCAATTGTTGCCCCTAGAATGTATCATGGTAAGATTAATTCTATAGTAAGTAAAATAACTGGGTTTGCTGATATAATTCAATTAACTCATTTAAAATTACAACAAGTAATTGCTAGAATGGTTCCAGATGGTGTGTTCTTAGATATGGATGGAATTGCTGAAGTTGATCTTGGGAATGGTACTAATTATAATCCAGCAGAAGCATTGAATATGTATTTTCAAACTGGTAGTATAATTGGTAGATCGTTAACTCAAGAAGGAGAATTAAATAGGGGTAAAGTTCCTATTCAAGAATTACAAAGTAGTAGTGGTGGAGCTAAAATTCAAAGTTTAATTCAAACTTATCAATATTATCTACAGTTAATTAGAGATGTGACCGGGTTGAATGAGGCGCGAGATGGAAGTATGCCAGATAAAGATGCTCTTGTAGGATTACAAAAAATGGCGGCCAATGCTTCTAATACAGCTACTAAACATATATTACAAGCTAGTCTATGGTTAACATTAAGAACATGTGAAAATATTTCATTAAAAATAGCTGATTCTTTACATTATCCATTAACTTTAAATTCATTAAAAAGTTCTATATCTACTTATAATGTAGGGACTCTAGCAGAAATTCAAAATTTAAATCTTCATGATTTTGGTATTTATTTACAATTAGAACCAGAAGAAGAAGAAAAAGCTATGCTAGAACAAAATATTCAAATGGCATTACAACAAGGTGGAATTGATTTAGAAGATGCTATAGATATTAGAGAGATTAAAAATCTTAAATTAGCTAATGATTTATTAAAACAAAAACGTAAAAAACGTATTATTCAAGAGCAAGAAGCACAACAAGCTAATATACAAGCACAAGCACAAGCAGAATCTCAAGCAAAAGAACAACAAGCTATGTTTGAAGTACAAAAACAACAAGCTATTTCTGGAGCAAATGCTGAATTAGAAAAAGCAAAAGCCCAAATGGAAATACAAAGAATGCAGGTTCAAGCTAAATTAACTGAACAAGAAATGGCAACTCAATTTCAATATGATATGCAATTAAAACAATTGGAAGTCCAAGGGATGAGAGATAAAGAAAAAGCTATTGAAGATCGTAAAGATAAAAGAACTAAAATGGAAGGCACACAACAAAGTGAAATGATTGATCAAAGAAATCATGATTTATTGCCTATTGATTTTGAAAAAAGAAATTCGGATGTACAGCCGAGTATTTAATTAATTTTATAATATTATATTATGTCAAAAACAGAAACAAAACCTGAGGTGACTAAAGAAGTCAAATCAGAAGGTGGGGATATGAAAATGAAATCCAAACCTAAATTTGAAAAATTTAAAACAGAACAAGATAAACCATTTAAAGTGGATTTATCTAAAGTGGATACTTCATTAGAAGCTAATGCTAAAATTGAAGAACCAGTAAAAGTAGATTTAACTAAAAAAGAAGAAGACAATGCCATTCCTATCGGAGAAACAAAGGAAATACCTGTGGGCGAACGAGCCGGAGATAGCGAGGGAGTGGACGGAGAAGTACGGGTCAGCGATACAAAGGAAGATGTGCAAGTATCAGAACCCGAATCGCCTATTGTCGAAGTTGAAGAAGAAGAGGTAGAAGTAAAAGAACCAGAAAATACAGTAATAGATGAAGTATCACCTAAAACTGTGGATTTACCAGAGAATGTTGAAAAACTGGTAGATTTTATGAAAGATACTGGTGGAACAGTTGAAGACTATGTAAGACTTAACGCTGATTATTCTAGCGTAAATGATGATGCTTTATTAAGAGAGTATTATACTAAAACAAAACCTCATTTGAATAAAGAAGAAGTTGACTTTATATTAGAAGAAAGCTTTGATTATGATAATGAAGTTGACGAAGAGCGAGACGTCAAACGAAAAAAACTCGCTAAAAAAGAAGCTGTAGCAGAAGCGAAGTACTTTTTAGAGGAAATGAAAAATAAATATTACGACGAGATCAAGTTGAGGCCGGGCGTAAATCAAGACCAACAAAAAGCTATGGACTTCTTTAATCGCTACAGTAAAGAACAAGAAATAGCTACGCAAAAGCATGAAAAATTTCTTAATAATACTAAAAAAATGTTCACTGATGAATTCAAAGGTTTTGATTTCGAAGTTGGTGAAAAGAAATTTAGATACGGTGTTAAGAATCCCAGTGCGGTTGCAGAAAATCAATCTAATCTAAACAACTTCGTCGAGAAGTTCTTAGACAAAGAAGGGAATGTTAAAGATACGAAAGGTTATCATAAAGCTATATATGCTGCACAGAATATAGATAAAATAGTAAATCATTTTTACGAACAAGGAAAATCTGATGGAATAAAAAACGTTGTAGAAAGTTCTAAGAACCCTACAATTGATCAAGCGCGCCAATCAGGCACGGAAGATATATACGTTGGAGGATTTAAAGTTCGAGCTATAGACGGTGTAGATAGTTCAAAATTGAAAATTAAACGAAGTAAATTTAACAATTAAAATTAACAATTATGGGTGTATTAAGTCCTCAGTTTGGGGGATTATCTCCAAGTTCTGATCAGCAACTATTAGTTTCTAACTATATGAGTTTTACTGATGGGACTAGAGATTTCTCGCAACAATATCTACCAGAAATTTATGAAGCAGAGGTAGAGCGTTATGGAAACAGAACGTTAAGTGGCTTCTTAAGAATGGTTGGCGCTGAAATGCCAATGATGTCTGACCAAGTAGTTTGGTCTGAACAAAATAGATTACATATCGCTTATGATAATGTAAGTCTAGCTGTTGATGGTTTTACAATGACTATCAATGATAATGCAGGTGCGGCAATTGTAGCAGGTGGAGCAATTCAAAATGCTATTATGCCAAATGCAACTGTTGTGGTTATGAATCCTAATGACCCTTCATTTACCGTTAAAGCAATAGTAGGAAACTCTGGAGGTGCTCCAGTTGGTGCTCTTGCTGCTTATGCAACTTTTACTGCATATGCTTATAATCAAAGCTTTATTTCTGGAGCAGCTGTACCTGGTGCAGTAGTAACTGGATTAAAAGTATTTGTATACGGTTCTGAATATGCAAAAGGATCTTCATTAGACAATGCTACTACAGGAGAATCTATTCAACCTCAATTATCAACTTTCCAAAACAAACCAATCATAATCAGAAACAGATACGCTGTTAGTGGATCTGATACTGCACAAATCGGTTGGGTTGAAGTAGCGGGAGAAGATGGAACTAGTGGGTATCTTTGGTATTTAAAAGCTGAAGGTGAAACTAGAATGAGATTTGAAGATTATCTTGAAATGGCAATGGTTGAAGGTGAACTAGCAACTGCAGCTGCAGGTGGTGGTGCTCAAAGTTTTGCAGATAACCTTGCTAACGTTAATTCGTTCTCGGCTGCAACAACTACTCTAGGTACTGAAGGTTTATTTGCTGCTATTAATAATGGTGGTAATGTACTTTCTGGCTATGCTGGAAGTTTACAAGACTTTGATCAAGTTCTAGAGAATTTAGATACTCAAGGAGCTATTGAAGAAAATATGCTTTTCTTAGATAGAAAAACTGAGTTATTATTTGATAACATGTTAGCGCAACAAAACTCTTACGGAGCTGGTGGTACATCTTATGGTGTATTTGAAAACTCTGAAGACATGGCGCTTAACTTAGGTTTCTCTGGTTTTAGAAGAGGTTCATATGACTTCTATAAAACTTCTTGGAAATATCTAAATGACGCTTCTACAAGAGGCGGTTCAACTAATTTTGTTAACGGTGACAACATTGATGGTGTATTAGTACCAGCTGGTACTTCTACAGTATACGATCAGTTACTTGGAACAAACATTAGGAGACCTTTCTTACATGTAAGATATAGAGCTTCTCAAGCAGATGATAGAAGAATGAAATCATGGTTAACAGGTTCTGTTGGCGGTGCTGTTACTTCTACTCTAGATGCTATGGAGGTTAACTTCTTATCAGAAAGATGTCTATGTACTCAAGCAAGAAATAATTTCGTATTATTTGTAGCTTAATTTTTTTATAAGGTAAGGGCGCTTCGGCGCCCAATACCTTTAACTATTTAATTATATTATATTATGGCAAAAACAAAAGAAAAAACTAAACCTTCTATAGAAGAAGGTTGGGAAATAAAAGATAGAAATTATCAATTAAAAGGTAATAAAGAACCTTTAACTTTTACATTAAAATCTAGACATACTGAAAAGTATCCTTTAACTTATTTTGATGAAACATTAGGCTCTCAAAGAGCATTAAGATATGCTACAAATCAGGCTTCGCCATTTGTTGATGAACAAAAAGGAGAAGTTACAATAAGGCATATTGTGTTTAAAGACGGTTTTCTTCATGTTCCAAGAGAACATCAAGCTTTGCAAAAATTATTATCACTTTATCATCCCGATAGAGATAAGAGATATAAAGAAATGAAGCCTATTGAAGATGCTAAAGATGAATTAGTAGATTTAGAAATTGAAATTTTAGCATTAAATGCGGCTAAAGAAATGGAAATTGATCAAGCAGAGGCAATAATGAGAGTTCAAAGTGGAACTAAAGTTACTACAATGACTTCCAAAGAAATTAGAAGAGACTTGTTATTATTTGCAAAATCTAATCCTAAACAATTTATTGCTTTAGCTAAAGATGATAATGTTCAATTAAGAAATTTTGGTATTAGAGCTGTTGAGGCTGGAATATTAAAACTTTCTGGCGATCAGAGGACTGTCCATTGGGGGAGTAATGATCGTAGGTTAATGACAGTTCCTTTTGATGAAAATCCATATTCAGCATTAGCTGCATGGTTTAAAACTGATGAAGGTGTAGAAGTCTATAAAACGATAACTAAAAGACTATCTTAACATATAATTTAATAAGGGCGGCAACACGCCGCCTTTATTATAAAAATATACTATAATGGCAATAAATGTAGATACTGTATACAAAACTGTTTTATTAATCCTTAACCAACAACAAAGAGGATATATGACACCTGACGAATTTAATAAAGTTGGTACACAGGTGCAACGAAATATATTCGAAAACTATGCTAATGATTTGTATCAGCTATA